TTCTTGGCTTTCTCTTTGGCTTCCAATTTGTCTTTCTTGGCTTTCTCTTTGGCTTCCAATTTGTCTTTCTTGGCTTTCTCTTTGGCTTCCAATTTGTCCTTCTTGGCTTTCTCTTTGGCTTCCAATTTGTCTTTCTTGGCTTTCTCTTTGGCTTCTAACTTGTCCTTCTGGGCTTTCTCTTTAGCTTCCAGCTTCTCCTTCTTGGCTTTCTCTTTAGCTTCCAGCTTGTCCTTCTTGGCTTTCTCTTTAGCTTCCAGCTTGTCCTTCTGGGTTTTCTCTTTATTTTCGCGATTTATTTTACGATATTTGTTACCAAGAAATTGTAAAAGAACTGTAAAATCGTATAATATTTTGTCAATTTTGTTTCTCTTTTCTTTTGTTAAATTGTATTTTGCATAATAGTTAGAGCGATAGTTGTCTTGAATTCCAAGACGACTAAACAGACGAATTAATTTTGTGAATTGATTAATCGGGATATTATCTGTTAGATTTTCGTGTCCTTCTATAGGAACATATTGCATTGTGAACTCTTGATACTTGTATGTTTTAAATACATATTGTGGTAACGGTGCTGTGTAATGGCTATGATGTGTAAATCCTGATATAGAGTAACCATAGTAAATGGAATCAAGGTTTATCTTAATAAATTGTTGTAAGGGAGAAGGGAATTCACAATAATTAAATAAATGCTTTGAATCTTTACCAGAGTGACCTATTCCAAAACGAATTCTTTTCTCATCAAAATAATACAACTTATTGTAAAGAGCCTTAACAAAGAGCTGGATGAGTGTGGGTTGAGGTAATTCTTTAAGATGATATTCTAAAAATGAATCAGAATTTAAACGACTGAATGTAGTATTTATTTTTTCTTTATCAAAGAACTTACCGATATATCTTCTCATGTCCGTAGGACATTTATTTTGAACGGTTTTGAAATTATTGAAATCCATCTTGATGATGTCTGTAGTTGCTTGTAATAGTATGTGAAAAAAGTTTTCAATTTTCATTGAAGGTAAATAGAAGGGATTTATTTTTCATATTTTCTAACAATATACAAATATGGAAAACTTCTTATTAGTAATAGGGATAGTTATGGTATTATCAATTATACTACTATTAGTGATTTGTATAATGCATTGTGGTATAAGAATAATGACAAGACCAAAAATAGTAGATAAAGGTGATGATGAAAAGTCGGATAAAATAATATTGTTTAGTTGATTTACAATTTGTAACGTTTATAAATCTCAAGAGCAACTAAACCACCAAAAATCTGTGCTAGGGTATAAGAGACTATTTCATTAGTAGGGAATTTATCAGCAGCTGCCATCATAATGGTAACAGCAGGATTAAAATGTCCTCCTGAAATAGGTCCAATCATAACAATAGCGAGTGCTAATGCAGCACCAATAGCAATAGGATTACCAGTAGCTAAAATAACATAAACGAAGAATACAGTTCCAAAGAATTCAGCTAAATAATTATACATTAGTTTTCTTATAGTTTATGTAAGGAAAAAAACTATAAGAAATGGTTAAATTTTATTTTTGGGAATATAACCAGGGCGTGTTCGTCGTAACGCATTGTAAATTTTTTGAATATATTTTGTAAAAATCGCAAACATATTATATACTATGATGCGATTAATATGCTCCTTTTTTGGGTGGAGCAACAGCACCGCCGGAACGTACACGACGAATAGCACTATTTCTAAAATTGACATCATTCGGTGTAGTGAATGCTAATTGGTTATTATTCGTGTTAATAGTGCCCTTTCCAACAGCACCAAGACGTCTTCTTCTGGCAACATCGGATGCGTCTCTTGATTCGCCCATCCATTTATTTTCTTTAGGTATGACTTGAGGAATGCGTTGAATAAATTCTTTGCGTTCAACTTGGAAACTACTATCATTATTACTTGTACTATCTTTCAATGGCATAGCCTTATCAGCAGTAAGAATGCCATTATTAATATTTTGAATGCTAAATTTCATTTTGTACATACTTATGTCTATATATACATATTCATAGACATAAATGTAGGCAAATTACATCATTGACTTATAGTTTATTATCATTATAGTTTCTGTTAACTGCTTGGTGTTTTTTGAAACGAATATAGTCAGAAGAATCAGAAACAAATTTGGTATTGGTAGATGAAGCAGGAACATTAGTAGAATCACAAGTGAAGGTCATTTGTTTTGGTCCTCCACAAGAGTAATTTTGTCTTCCCAAGAAATCACCTAAATTATTGACAGCACGAAATGGAGTAGTAACTCTTTTTTGACCCTCAACTTCCCCAGTGGCATAGGGAGTATTCCATGATGATCGAACAATTTTTTTAGTCATAGCACTTTCACTATCTCTTTTTGAAGTAACACTTTGTTTTCCAGAATATCCATTATATGGTCCTCCTAATACAGTAGACATTATTGTTATTATAATATAGGAAAATATTTTGTTCTGAAAATAACAAGCAATTATCTCCTAAACTGAAATAAAGATTCTAATTATAAATATATAACATGAGTGATACAGAAGAGGTTACAAACATAGATGAGAATGAGAATGAGCCAGAATCAATAAGTAATCGTTATGTAAATGATATAACATTGACTTATTTTATGAATAAATCTCAACGAAATAAATATGTATCAAAAACAAACCCAGAACAGCATAAAAAAGAACAAAAATATCAATCTTCATTGCGAAAGTATAAACACAAAATATTAGATTTAACAAAAACTCTATTAAATGAGCCTAATAAGGAAATAACAACAGATGTAAATGAAATATTTCGTGATTATACAGAAACAATAATAAGATATTTGAAGATGAAAGAAATAGAGGAGAAAGAGCATTATAAGAGTTCAGATGAAGATATATTATTTGGAAATATGGATGATAGCAGTTCAGAAGAGGAAGAAAAAGTTGAAATTTCGAATGAAATGACATCGTTCTGGGGTAATCGTATAATCAAAAAATAATGAATCATAATAACATAAAAAAATGACTAAATATATCTATAATGAGTGAAAAGATAGTGAAATTACTATATAAGCATAAATTGAGAATAGCAGCAAATTTGGGATATAAATATGGTAGTAAAATAACGCCAAGTAGTAAACAAGTATTACATAATTTGGATTTACATAAAATATGGAGACTGAATAGACGGCACAAATTAGGACATTATATAGCAAGTAATGTGATATATCAATACAAATCAAATATGTATGAAGAAGATGATAAAGAAATAGATACTATGGTAACAGATGGATTTATAATGTTGAGTTGTATAAATGAAATACAAGATATAGTAAAAAAGTAATATTGTGTAATATATTATCGTATGATACAATATATACGAAATGACATTAAAGACATATCAAACAAGTAAAAAGAAATCAACAAGAAAAAATTTACCAAAACATAAAAAATTAAATTGCAATCCAGGTGTAAAAAATGTGGTAAGAGGGAGTTGCTTTCCAGTAGAAATATTAGAATTACTAAAGAAATCATATAATGAAAATAATAAGGATAATGAAATAGTAAGTGATAAGCCAAGAAGTATATGGAAAGATTTAAAAGATAGATTGAGAACTTGTAAAAAAGAGGATTGTTGGTTAAATGTATTAAAAGACCAGCATATTCGTGAAAAAATCGAAAGATATTTATTTATACCACGTCCATTACAACCAGATGAATGGAGAACAAATCCAAATACGTGGTTGAGTAATTTTAATATAGATGATGTATTAGGACAATATGAACTATCTTACCCCCATTTTAAAGCAATACAAACAGCAACGATTGACTTCGATGAAATATGTTACGTAAAGGATTTATGTAAATTGAGAAATAAAGAAGAATTAGAAGAATATTTAAAAATGGGTAAAACAAAGATAGGAGTCGTATTTAATTTAGACAAGTTCTCGGAAGATGGTTCACATTGGGTATCCTTATTTATAGATTTACAAGATAGATTCGTATTTTATTTTGATAGCAATGGTGATAAAATACCATCAGAAATAAAGAAATTAGTGGAGAACATAAAGAAATATGCGAAGGAACTGGAAGAACCAATAGAATTAGTAGAATATAATAATTATAAAGTAGAACATCAAAAAGAGGATAGTGAATGTGGTATGTATTCCCTGTTTTTTATAATAACAATGTTAACGGGTAAATTGAATAACGTTCCATTTAAATCATTAGATAGTAAAATAAAATTGTTTAGAGAACCAAGTATACCAGATAAATATGTGAATGAGTTTCGTAAAATATATTTTAAGGACTAACAAAATCTCAATATAATATAAATTATGAGCGAACAAAATCCAAATGATGTAACAGTAACAACCAAAGTATATCCTATGAATTATAAAAATCGTAAAGGATTTCGTGTAGGGAATATGAAAATAAGTTTTGATACAAAAAATGCGCCATTTACAAGTGCCGACCAAATCGATCATTATTTGGGTGAGCTATTTTCATATATAAAATGGGCGAGTACTAAGAAAAATCCACGTGATGAAACTGTAGAAGATCAAAAGAAAACTATTCACGATTTCTTAAAATCAAAAAAAATAGAACACGTTTTTTCACCAAAGGTAATAGTAGATGAAGAAAAAAAAGAAGGTGGTAGAAAAAAGAAGAAAATATCAACAAAAAAGAAAAGAGCAAAAAATAATAAAACACGTCGAAATAAAGATAAAGACAAAAAATGATTATACACATATTAGGAAAATTTGTGTATAATGGCATTATTCGTTCATCCAGAAAATCAGAAAATTCTATGGAATATAATAAATGGAAATCCGTTTATAATACGTTATTTTGAATCTCAACCACAACAAGCAAAGGAAATGTGGTTTAAACAATCAATAGAGGATTTTTATTCAAAAATCCAAGGAAAAGAAATAAATCCTCAAGAATTAAACAATATTAATAAAGAAGTGCTTACGTCAATGATACAAAGCGTTCATTTACAAAACCCTCAATTTTCAGCACATAATTCAAGTATACCATATCAACAACAACCAGAACCACAAAACACTATGACACATAACGCTATCAATACTCCACCGGTAGTTAAAGACAACAGGGAAGAAATGTTTAATAAACAATTTCAAATGCGTCAAAATGAATATGATAGTATGCTACAAAAGAAGGTCCCTGCTGAAATTGATTTTCGTGAAAAGCAGACAGATGAAAACAATCAAAACATAAACGAACTTTTAGAAAGAGAACAAAGGGAGCGAGAAAAGTTGATGAATTCTTTACAACATAGTAATAAAATACATATTGATGACAAACCAAATAATATAAAACTGGAACCAGTAGATTTAGAAGAACCAAAAGAGAAAAAATCCGTATCTTGGAGTAATGATGATAAAAAAGATGATGTAAAGGAACTATTAGAAGTTCAAAAATCGGAAATGTATTCAATGCGTTTACACATAATTGATTTAACAAAGCAAATAGAAGAAATGAATAAACGTATATCCGAATTGGAAAACAATAAAAAACAATCACACCAACAATTTGATGAAAAACAACCTCACAATGTCACAAAATATTCGAATTTAGAAGAAAAACCTAATGAAAAAAAAGAAAATAATGAAGTATTAGTAGAAGATGTAACAGATAGTGAATAAATAAAATATTTACTATATATATATTTAGAATGACTGTTGGTTCAAGAGCTCAAGTATTCCACGGAAACGCTGATAAGACTACCGGTGGATTAGAAAAGAAGGATTTAATGAAAAACAAGCACGGACGTATTGTCTCTGTTCGTAAGCACAAGACCGCCAAGAAGGAAAACCGTCTTAAGAAGGCTGGTTACCACACCAAGAAGGGTGAGTTTGGTTCTTTCAAGAAGGAGGCTAACAAGACACGCAAAAACAAGTCTCGTAAGCAGAAGAAATAAATAATTAGTTACATATGATATTTTAGATATCATATGAAAAGGTATAAAGTAAAGTCAGTAATACATCAATATATGGAATTGTTTAAAAACACGTTATTCATAAATTTAGAACATCGAAAGGACAGACTAGAACATGCTATTGAAGAATTTAAAAAGATGGATATAAAAGCAGAAAGGGTAGAAGCTATTAAAAATAATATTGGTGCAATTGGATGTACTATGAGTCATATTAAGTGTATAGAAATAGCCAAAAAAAGAGACTATGACTATGTATTTATATGTGAAGATGATATCCATTTTAAAGATCCAGAATTATTGAAGACAAACCTTAAAAGATTTAATAACAATAAAAAAATAAATTGGGATGTATTGATAATTGGTGGAAATAATGCGCGTCCTTATATGGAAGTAGAAGAATACTGTTCTCGTGTATTTTATTGTCGCACAACAACTGGTTATGTAGTAAAGAAACACATGTATGATATGTTATTGGAAAATTTTAAAGAAAGCGTTTCAATATTAGAAAAGGATTCATCGAAAGAAAATCTAAAAAAGTATGCTGTTGATATGTATTGGCATAAGTTACAAATTCAGAACTTTTGGTATATGATAACACCACCTACAGTAACCCAGTATACCAGTTATAGTGATATAGAAAATACAACACGTGATACCGAAAATTTGTTATTAGATATGAAAAAGGAATGGTGCATGCCTCAACATCTGGTTAATACTTAATTCGTAAGAAATTTGACAATACAGCTTTATTTTTTTCTTCATATTCCATATTTTTTAAATTGGACGAGTATTCCTTTTTCATCATTTTTTCTCTATATAATTGGTCTTGTTGTGCTAACATAAGTTCCGCTTGTTGTTTAGACATAGGTTCTGTTGATTGATTGCCACGTTCTCGCATCATATGATCTACAGACGCATATTTTTTTACTTTACCATAGTCACGTTCACTAACAGCAAAAATAGTTTCATCTTTATGCACTTTTCGTAAATCATCAAATTTCAATTTACTAAAAGGATCACTAACAACATATGAATCATCTTCATCAATATCATCATAATAATTGTTACTAGATGATTGATTGGATATTAAACTGGAAACACCCTTGTATTTAACTAGTCCAGATTGTTGATCTTTAATACTATTAAAAACCTGTCCCATATTACTGGAATTCACTTTTACATCGGTTTTATAAGAAGGTTCATCACTTTTAAACCATTCATTTTTACTGTCATCTATTTGTTTAACCATATTTTTTTCAAATAATTCATTAAATTTATCTTGGAATTGCCTTTGTGACATATCATTGATAATAGAAGAAACCTTTTTATTGGTAGTGGAATTGTCTTCTTGATGAGTATTAGGCGTATAAGCAAGGTTTTGCGGATTTATTTCTTGGTTTTGTTTATTTTGATTTTTATAGAAATTGACAATTATATCAAATGCTTTTTTATAAAAGAGGAAATATTTAGAATCTAGTTTCGACTTATCAGGGTGTGTCATAAGAACAACTTTCTTGGCACGTTTTAAATCATCAACAGATATATTATATGTTAAATTAAATAATCCCAATATATCTTCAAGTGAATACATATGAATATTCAAATTATGATCTTTTAATGACATAGGTTAATATACTATATGAATTATAATGTTTCATTAAATTTTACGAAAAAAGAATAAAGATAATGTTTGTATAATTCATATAATATGCCATTGCCTATTATTACAACAATAGAAAGTCGTGCACGTTACCTTGAATTGATTAATCAAAATCCAGGTTTATTTATTGTTAAATTTGGTGCTGAGTGGTGTGCTCCCTGTAAAAAAATAGAAGATGATGTAAAAGAAAAATTTGAAAAAATGCCCGATAACGTTCAATGCGCTATAATAGATATAGATGACAATTTTGATGTATATGCTTTTCTAAAAACAAAAAAAATGTTTCAGGGTATTCCAGCAATATTGTGTTACCAAAAAGAAAATGATAGTTATGTTCCGGATGAAATACATAATAACTCAAATAAGGAAGAATTGAAACAGTTTTTTGAACGATGCGAAGAGTTACTTTGATATGAGTATTTTTCTATTGGAATGTAAATTATCAAAAATAGACGTTAATTGGTTTTGATTATCAATGTCGGTAATATCATATATATGTTTCCAAAAATGAATAGATTTAACATCTTTTGAAATCAGTTTATAATTATCATTTTTCTTTACTTTATCTAGGGTATCTTGTAGCATACTAATTTGTGTATAAGCACCTCTATACATCATATAATATTTGTATTTATAAATAAAATTATATAAATACTGATTGTAACCAAACCATTCATAAAAACAATCTACATAATCATTGTTATCAGGTTTTTTTAATATGGAATAAATAACATTAGGTATTATTTTAGATGCATGAAACTCCGCCGGATTCGGATTGTTTTTAAATTTAATATAATTACAAATAATAAGATTATCGGGTGAAATATAATTATCATCACACGTTTTTAAAATATAGGGTATAAATTTTTCAAGGAATAAAGTATTACAATTTGTATTACATAATATAATATGATTGTTATCGTCATTATTTGTTATGTTTTTACGACACATATCAAATTCAATTTGTGAAAATAAATCAAGAACTATAATCAGACTGTGTGTATCTTTAGATATAAGATGTATAGGTATGATATGATAATTGCTGTTATTGTTATGTTCGAAGAAATTAGATATATTAGTAAGGAATTTTCCACCTATAGAAATATAAATATCTTTAATATTAAAGTGATTTGTAATATTTTTAATAGCATTTCTTAATTTATGGACTTCGACAGTCTCTATGTTATAAAGTATAGTCATACTACTAAAATGACTATATTTTATTTACGATTACGTGTTTTGTTATTTTTATTTTTCTTATTTTTTGTTTTGTTTTTCTTCAATTTTCCTCCATTCGATGATGTAACGGTATTTACTGGTTCAGCAACAGGTAATTCAGATATTCTAGATGGTTCTTGATATACTTCTTCTTGAGGCTCTTCAAATACCTCTTCTTCTTGTGGTTCTTCATATACTTCTGCTTCTACTTCTTCAAAAACCTCTTGTTCTTGAGGTTCTTCATAAACTTCAGTTTCTTCATTAGAGCCAAAATTTGGTAGCATATCTATAGCAGAAGATTCATCATTATCATTTTTATCACCCATATCCATAGAAGTTACATATGCGAGAACAGATGCGGTTACAGTGGCATAAAAATAATGTATCCAAGAAAGTGTATCTTTATTCATTTAAGTTATATAATTAATATATTTTAATATTCCTAAATAGAATTATGATAATTAAACCATCGATTTTGCTTTGACAAACTTGTCCGTCCAAGTCTTCTTAGCATTTGTAGAAATTTTCACTTTCATATGTCTTTCACATTGTTCTGGACTTTCGTAAAAGAGTAAATACGTCCCCTCGCCAATATATCCACAAGTATCTTTCACCTTAAAAAAGAGGTCTTCGTGCCAAGAACCAATTCTATATTGGGAATATCGAATACCTGTGATAGCATCACGAATCATCGTTCCAGGAACAAATGAGGTAGAATATACTTCAGTCTTAATTTTCATACCATCTTGTCGGCGTGTTACTTTATGATAACCTGTGTCCTTTACTTTACTTTCATCGGCGTTATTGTTTCTTTTGTTTCGACGCTTCTTAGTGGGTATTTGTTCGAAAGATTCTTCGTCACTAGAATCGGTTACTATGGAATAATTATCCATTGCGTCAGCCATGTAATTACGTTGTTCGTCGTTTAGAGATTGAATTGAATGATTGTCGTATTCAGACATTTAGAAAAGAGTGTAAACAATACTAATAATAATGAGTTATTATAATGTATATATGAGATACATCTTTATATGATTTTATAAGTTTATTTATCGTCATAAAATATAATAATAAGTTATATAGATGATTTCAGATAAGCGTGAAATAAATAAATACATAAATAATAAATTCATGCAGAAAATACAGCCAACCACTGTAAATTATGAAATAGAAAAGCCTGATATATATAGTGAGTTGAAGAGTAATTTAAATTCTACAAATGAAATTATAAACGAACCAGATGAACCAAGTGGATATAAATATATAGACGATGAACCCTTACATAAAATAATAGAAACAACCCCAAAAACAGAGTTCCATTATGTTTTATATAACATAGTAGATGACTTAGAAAACCCATTTGTCAAGATGTTAATGTGTTATGAAGACAATATGATGAAGTTCTCGAATGAAATGATAAATAATGTAGATAGTGATGATATAGAAAGTGACAGTAGTGATGATGAAAATATTGATGAGAAGATAATACCATTTGTAGATGAAAGCGATGAAGATACAGTGGATAATACTGGAAATATGATTGAAATAAACGATGAGACTTATTTATTAGAACAATGTTCTCAATACTTAGAAAAAAATTTCAGAATAACATATGAAAACTCAGAAGAATTTTACAAAGGATACGTTCAATTTGGAGACAGATTGTATGTGTTCGTCAATGTCTCTATAATTGATATTATAATACCCGAAGATAGTGGATATTCTTGGGTAATTATGGATGAAATAATACATAAGAAACACCATAATAATATACCAATATGCAGCACAATAGTTGAAATGTTCTCGACAAATCCTATAATAAAGTATATATATGATGAAAAAGATGAAATGATAGAATTGCCTTCTTGTGTTTATGTATGTAAATTTGAAAATGAATCATATTCCAATATTGTAGCAACTACTACTGATAATATTTCATTAATATCTGATAAAATCCAGGACAAAAAGTTCGGAAATGTGTCAATGTTCTCGAATGATCTAATTATAAATGATGAAAATAAATATGAAAGGTATTGTTTGTTTACAGAAGATGCCATCTATGTGTTACATTCTGATTTTACAAAAGAGGATATAGAAATGATAGAGGATAAGTCTTGTATTCGGTTCCCTTACCAAGATAAGGAGTTTTGGGCGGTAAAAAACAACAATCTGTCTACGAAAATCTAATTTAAGTTATATTTGTTAAATTAGATTTATTGCATATATCCTTTTAAGAATTTATTGAGAACAATCGCATCGAGTTGTCCTTTAAAATTATTAAGAATATCTTCTTCCATCGGTTTTCTAGCATATACTTCTTCATACCCATTAATATACTGAATATCTTTTCAACGTGTAAATTATATTCTTCTTCTTCTTCCTTTATTTTTCTTGCGGTTTCTTCGATTTCTTGCATTTTTGTTATTTCTTCGATTTTCTGAATTTCGGCAATTTTGCTGAGTTCTTGTTCTCTCTCTGCTAATATACGTTGTTGTTCTAATATAAAGTTATCCCTTTCTCTAACCGCATTAGCAGCAGCAGCATCAATATCCGCATTCAAGTCTATTTCTTCATACCATCTATTTCTGGTTTCTTCCGCACTAATAATAGTGTCACATATATCAGGCTTCTTTAATTTATCAAAACCCGGTTTATCTTTGAATTTATGTTTGAACTCTTTTACTGTTATATCATCAATTGTTGGACTTGTTTCCATTAAACGATCAAATTCTTGACGACAAGCCTTTATAAAATGACCGGCTTTATCACGTTCTTCTGGCTTTTTTGCCAATTCAATTCGTATATTTCGAGAAAATTTATCCCAAGATATTGCTGAAACACGATGAGCTTCGTTTTTTTCAGAAATTTTTAAATATTGTTGTATGGTAGTTAAAATACCTACTAAAATATTAATACTACCAATCAGTGCCGGAGCATAACCTTTAATATTATCAGGTAATGTGCTTTGGGCGAAAGAAGCTGTACCAGTAATAGTAGATAATATAATAGCGGGTATAGTGAACCAAGCATGCATACTAGACAATTTTGTATGAGACCTAAAATTTAACCATTTATAGCACTGTGCTACGTCACACCATTCAACCAATATCGTTTCATTATCTGGAGACCATACAACTTTATCATCTTTAGAATTACCAGATATAGGGGTTACGCTACGTTTTTCGTCATTTGTATCTAAATTCTTATCTTTTGATGATTCTCCTGTATCCATAATAGTATATTATATACATATGTAATATTCTATTTACAATTTTTACACATACTTTACAAAAATAATTATTCAACATTATTGTTAGAAGTTTCTAATTTTGTATTATCAGTGTCGTCAATAGTTAGTGTAATATTATCGCTATTAGTAGCATTATTTTCAACTGGTTTTTCAGATGTATCAACACCAGTATTATTCTCATTATTATCTAAATCAGAACATTCTACAACATTAGAAATATCTAGAGGACTAGGTTCATACTCAAATTTGCGGAAAGGTTCTGTATCTTCTACATCATCAACTGAGTATGTATGATTACCATTGACGTTTTCTTCAATTTCTTCATCAAAACCTTTGAGACGCCCCAATAAGTTTTTTAAATGTTTGCTTTGTGATATATGAAAAAATGATAAATAATTAACATATAAAGCAATTTGCTGTTTTAAGACAGTATTCTCGTGTTCTAATGTGTTTAATAAATTGGAAATAGAGAACCCGATGCGTGTTTTTTTATTATAATTTATAATTTTATCTTCATTCGCTTGGTAACATTCATATAAAAAGTTAATATGTTTCATAATATCATTATGAATATTCTTGATATCATCTAAATTATATTCTTGAAACGGTTCTAAATCTTTATACACTGGAAATGTGCGAAACTCTATTTTTTCAGCATTTAGGTCTTCTTTGTTATCTTTGATATAGGTAGTAATTAATGTAAAAAGTTTATAGTAATCACAATACATTCGATTATTCAACAATATACGGAATTTATCCATATTTTCCAATTCAACTGAGAACAATTTAAATTGGAAAAAAAATGAATCAAGACTAAATAATAAAACCTTCTTAGTAGTATTCTTTGAAAGTTCAGCATATATAGACTTTAATTGTGATATCTTTTTACTAATAGTATCCTTGGTCTTGGTTACATCATTTCGTAACAATAATATATTTTGAAATGTTGATTTTAGTTTTTCCAAATTATGTGATAAATTTCCAGACATGTATATACTCTTTACATAAAAAAAGTTTCATAATTAGTTACGTTACAAATAAGGTTATTATAATAAAATATTTGGTCTGTTCTCTATGAAGTCAACCCGATTTTCCCACATATTATATGGTTTAATTAACTCATACTTTTTTGGTATCGCGGTGTTAATTTCTTCACTGCGTAATGTAGAATGTCTGTAAAAAGGAACATTAGTTTGTTGTTTATGGTTAATTCTTTCTTTCTTATCCAAATGGTTTTTAATTTCCCAATATTGTCCTGCCTCCTCATCATATAACAATCGAATCATACCATACTTAATAATACTATTTTTAAAATTATTAGCAAGTATGTTAGAGTATAACCCAATTGTCATAAAAGCGTAATAGTAAGAGTAGTTATTTTCATTTACTTTAAAGTGTAAATCTAAACTGGTAACATTACCTATATCCATACGTTTAAAAGTATCGATGATTTCAGTTTTAGTAACTGAACCAAGAATACGTGGAATATAAACTTCAATGTTCGTCATTGTTATTTCTAATTTGTAATAATATTAGAAACATTTAGTTTTTCAATTTTGTGTAAAAATGAATAAAATTGAATAAAAAGTTTGTGTATAGTATATATTAAAAGGGATAATATGGATAATAATAAAGTTCCTACAATAGTAATACCATCAATGGATAACCATATAGAAAAACCTGTTTTACGACGACAACACGCAATATGCCCGCCAGAATTGTCACCTCCGCCTTTACGGAGACAGACGACAGAAATGTATGAAACAATACCGGAACCAATTTTACGTCGTCAAAATTCAAAAGAAATGTCTTTTGATTATTCTGAAATATTATCTGAAAGTGAGAAAAAATAATTTATACAAAAAAGAAGTTAAACAATATATAAGCATATTTAATAATAGATATGGATAATTCTATAGAAATACCAACAAATTTCATTACAGTTATAAGTGATTTTACAAATGATTTGACTACAACATTTCCTGAATATAGTGATAATTGGAAACATTTTTCTATTTCAATGAACGAACAAACAACAATGGACTTGTATAAGCATTGTATGAAAGTATATCCTGAGCGTTTTTTTGATATTTTATATCAAAGTGATAGTATTTTTTCACAAGAGAGTGATGCCAATGTATATTTCTTACCAAATGTAGATTTTAAGGTATTATATAATTCCGAAGGTGTAACAGAAAATATTCGTAAAACGATTTGGAAATATTTGCAGTTGATTCTTTTTACAGTAGTAGGAAGTGTAAAGGATAAGACAACGTTCGGCGAATCTATGGATATGTTTCAAGGAATTGATGAAAATGAACTACAAGAAAAACTAACAGAAACAATGTCGGGACTGACAGATTTTTTCAAAAATATGGAATCAACCGAGAAAAGTGAAGGAGAACAATCAGAAACTGAAGGTTCTTCGCGACCAAGTGGATTTAATATGGAGGGAATGCCTAATTTGGAAAATATGCAGGAACATTTACAAGGATTGTTTAATGGTAAAATTGGTTCGCTTGCGAAGGAAATGGCTGAAGAAATATCTGGAGATTTTACAGATATATTAGGAGATAATCCAGATGATGCTAATCCACAAGATGTTATGAAAAAGTTAATGAAGAATCCAACCAAAATAATGGGATTGATGAAAAAGGTAACAAGCAAATTGGACGCAAAAATGAAAAGTGGTGAAATTTCTCGTGATGAAATTATGAAAGAAGCAGGAGATCTTCTTGGAAAAATGAAACAATCTGCTGGCGGTGCCGATATGACAGAGATGTTTACAAAGATGGCTAAGAGTATGGGTGGTTTGGGTAAAAATATGAAGATAGATAAAAACGCAATCGACCGTATGGTAAAATCGAGTCAAGTGAAAGAAAATATAACTAAGAATCAAGAAAATAAGAAAGAAAAAGAACTGGAGAAAATGAAATTAATGGCTGAAGATCAGCGTAAACGAGCGGAAGAGCAGGAGAAGTTGATAGCAAAATATTCATTGGAACAAAAAGAAGGTAACAATATGGTATTTAAATTTGATGGAGAAACGCCACAAGAAAGATCATATATACATCCAGCCATATTAAAGGAATTAGGAATAGAAGACGAAGAACCAGAAACAAAAGCAACAAAACCGAAAAAGAAAAAGAAGAAAACCAAGAAATAAAAAGTAGTAGAAAATTTTTATCTGTCTATATTTTAATTTAATGGGATTATTTAACTATATTAAATTAAATATCTTTTTGATAAGTTTAGCATTAGGACTATTTGCTGTTTATATAACAATGCCCGATACACGTAAAATCTACGTATATCCTACACCGGAGAATATAGGTGTATTGCAATATAAAGATAAAGCGGATAACTGTTTTCAGTTTAAACAAGAAGAAGTACAATGTCCTACAAATGAAAGTGAAATCGCAAAAATACCAGTGCAATCATAGCATATTTTACATAACATTCGTATGTAAAATATACAAAAAATATATTATTATTGTAATATGTCAGTATCAAGTAAAGAACAAGAAGAAAACGTATTAAAACATACAGCTGAACTTATAAATATTCCAATTGAAAATACATGGACGACTAACATAGAACGTATTTTGGATAAATTAAGGATAAATTGTTGTCAATTGAGTAATTTTCATAAATACAAATATAAATATTGTAAAGGACAAATAAAATGGTTCAGACTACCGATAATAACTATCACATCTGTTAATACATTTGCGTCAGTTGGTTTACAAGAACATTTACAACAAGAAACTATTTCAATAATAACAAGTGTATTATCATTAATAATTGGAATAATAACTGGTATAGAAATGTTTATGAAGTATCAAGATAAAATGGAATCAGAATTAGCAACTCATAAAGAATATTACCGTATCAGCGTCGATATTTTTAAAATGATTTCTATTGATAGACAGCATCGTAAGGTAACTGGTAAAGATTTTTTAGAAGAGAAATTTAGTGAATATGAAAAAATAAAGAGCAGAAGTAGACCAGAGGAACCAACCGATTTAATGTATGATGTATTAGCAGATATGGAAGATTTGTATTTATATAAACGTCGTAGTGGAATGTACCACGGTAAAGGGTGGGTAAATAAAATAGAACTAGCACCACCATTATATAGTAAAGAAGTGTCGTCATTAGGAGTATCTTATGATAGGTTTAGAAACCCTGAAAAATATGCATTAAGAGAACAAAGTAGAAAAATAGAAAATAAAGTAAGAATAACGCAAAAATATATTGATGATAGATGGAAATCAAAAAAAGATAGAGAATATAAAGATAATAAAGAGCATAATAATATTATAGAACATTATGATAATGATACTGAAGAAGTTAGCAATACAGAAAATAGAAATAATGATGACAATAGAATAGTATTTAAATCAACAAATACTAATAATATAAAGTTAAGACCGAAATCAGCACCACCAAAGAGTGAAAATTATAATAAAAATCTAAAATCAGATAATAATGAAGACAATGACAATGATGATTATTTATACGAAAAAGAGCGTTCATCACGAGGATTTTTTAAACGAGTTACCAAATTCTTTACTGAAAGTGAAAAGGATTATAGCGAGGATGATGACGATAACAATGAAGAACAATATATACAAATTACAGATGCCGATTTATCTTTAAATATAGATGATGACGAAGAACAAGTATAAATTATGTAACATTTATTTTTATTGTTATATTGTATATTATGAATTTACAACGTTTATTACATACAGAAACTGGAAAAACACTTATATCAATATTATTAGGTTTAGGATTAGCAACATTATTTAGAAGAGCTTGTACTGAGAGAAATTGTTTAAACTTTAATGGTCCGGTAATAAGCGAAATAGAAGGAAAAATATTTAAACACGATGACAAATGCTATAAATATACTTCATCCAGTAGTAAATGTGATAATACCAAAAAAATAGTAAATATGTCATCTAATACAGAACAATAAAATATTTAGTATCATTCGTAAAACTATACAATCTTAGTTATATAATATTGTATAGTAATGGAAAATACAATAACACGGATAGCAGATTTACCTAATTCAATGAATAATTCACAACAACAGCAACCAAATATTCAAATACAACCCACCCAACAGTCAAAACCGTCTGAAATGCCTACAAATTATGTTCCTATAAACGTTCATCCTAACCCATATGGTGTATCTGATAAAAATCCTATAATGTCTCCACCAGAGCAAATAAATAGTCCCCAACAAGAAATGATGAATAATACATCTACTCAACAAGTTCCACAGTATTTAAGTGAAGAACAGCGTGAAATGATTATGCCTCGAGAACAACAACGACTTCCATCACGTCATATACAACACGATACAACACAATACGCACAAGACGAACAAGTTCAGCCGAATTATATACCAAAAGAACCTATTAAACGAGATTATGTCCGTGAATATGAAGAGTTTACCGATAAAAACATTCAACAACATGAACGAGAACTTGACAGGAATCAGAAAATAGATGATATTTTGACAGATTTACAGGTTCCTATATTCGTAAGTATATTGTATTTTATGTTTCAACTTCCCATTATAAATGCATATATATTCAAACGTTTTTCGTTTTTATCCATTTATAATGATGATGGTAATTTTAATTTTTATGGTTTGGTTTTTAAAAGTTGGATTTTTGGTAGCATATATTATTTTGTTACCAAAGTTACAAACTTTTTGATTAGTCTATAAATTTGTATCCACTTACATATTCATAAAATTGAAAACTTTTTATGAATATCGAAAATAGCAATTACTAAAGAACCCAACAAATTATTATTATGATTCAGTTACTCTTCTTATTTGCGTTGATATTGTTACCTTCTCGTGATATTTTCATTTTGATGGTATCATTTATGATATCGATTTTGCTAATGTTGCTGATAACGGATATAGCATATGAATTGACGCATTAAAATAAAATCCCTGCTCTTTTTTGCTGTATGGCTTAAAATCCAAACATTTTAAAAATGCCTTTTGATTTTGTGCTTTCTTTATTTTTTTTGGTTTGTTTTTTGACAGGTTTTTTCTCACCGGGAGCATATTTTAAAAACCACTCTTGATATTCTCTGGAATTTGGTTTTGCTTTTAATTCCTTGAATTTATTTGTTTTTTCAGAACGAATATCTTCTAATGTTTCTTGTTTTCCGTAACATTTATTTGTAAATCTTTTTAAAAGACCTCTTTGATTTAGTTTATTTTTCTCTTGAATTGAGAACAAATACATAGACATACATAATAATCGAATACAATGTAAATCTTTGTCTAGATAAATAAAACATAAATATAAACTCATTATGGTATCAATTGTTGCTACTTTAATTTTTCTATTATCAATAGTAATTTCATTATAACTATGACACGCAATTGGTTTATGTATCATAGCAATCGTATCATCCTTACCAACAATAATCTCAATATTTTCTGGCACAACTTCACCAACCGCATCGTTATTTTTAATTTTAATGTTTTTTATTCCGTTGCTTTCTAATTTTTCTTTTAACAATAAGGCTATTTTTTCAGGGTCTTCAGAAAGAACGTCAAAATCGGGTATCTTATGAGATTTACTTTTAAAACTATCATCTATATATTTTGAATATAGCGAGGAAGCATATCCTCCGAAAAATACAAGTCCTTCATCAATAAACAAATCACGCGTCATGAAATATATTTTTTCATTATCTTCCATTTTATTATCCATTTTTCTTTGAAAATCAATCATATCACAGTTATTCGCGGTTAATGGATAATACTTGTTTAATAAATTCAAACGTTTTAATACTTTTTCCCAACGTGAAATATCTCCATCAGGTCTAGATAATTCAAGATACATAGACATTCTAAGATAATTGGGAGGTGTATAGAGAATACCAGATTTTTTAATAGCTTCCTTTTTGATAGAATCAAATAAAGGTTTTACTAACTGTGTAATATCAGCAATAGGTATAAAATTAACAAATACTTTATACGTTCCATAATGCATTCCAGCTTTAGCTTCTACATTATTATATCCTTCTTTATAGTAAATATCTGCCAATTCTTTGGCATCGTCAAATGCGGTAGATGAAAAAAAGTCATAATCAGGTATTTCAGCTTCTTTATCGTAAAACTGGGCTTCTTCGGGTAATATATTATTAATAGCAGTTCCACCATAGCATACCAATTTCTTCTTAATAATAAAATCTTCAACTATCTTTATAATTTTCTGAACTTCTTCATTACCAACCACTTTTCTGCCCTTTATTTTTTCATTATCTTTGATAGCTTGACGTAATATAGCCATTTCACAATCATTAAATGTCATTTTATCATCACAAATGCTAACATTAAATTTTTTCTTAACGGTTTTATTTCTTTTATTGTATTTACTCATTAGTATATACAATATAACATATAATTATTTACCATAATACTTTACTGATATGTGTTTTTATTCTTTTTAAGATAATCGATTGTATATGCTAAAGGAATAATACCACCTTTGTTATCATCAAACATCTTTTCATATTTTTCCAAATTTTCATCTTTGGAATAGAATTTATACAATACAAACTGAGAACCATAATTTAAAATAAAATCATCTATATCGGGGTTTTTTGAATTCATATTAATCGAATCTGGTGTAACCAATCTCATATTTTCAGTACTAGTACATAAAGAACATCTGTCTTCGACACGTATATGATCGTAACTTAAATTCAATAATTCGGTATATTTATGTAAAAATAAATCATCAGAACCACTTTCTAAATTTACAAAATTCTTTAAATCATAACAATGTTTTTCATCTGCTTCACATTCCGATATTTTAATATAATTGCGTGTAATAGTCTTGTCTACGATAATAACAATTTTTCCCATTATTTCGCTAAGGGGTGTTTCCTTTGTAATTTTTCCTGAATATATTTTATCCTTTAATGTAGAATCTATAGATTTTGCTATTAATCGATATAATCGTTTATCGTCATCTTTTGATTTTATTCTTAAATGAATAAATAAAGGGTCTTTTACATTAGGTGTAGGCTGAACGAAAGCATTGGTTACAATCATACTAAATACGTTGTCTAATAATAAAGTGTTATCTGTATTAATACTTTCTAAATTTTTATCGTCTGTATAAGTAATCATAGGTGCGTTATCAATTAACATGACTTCAAAATCTAATAATCTTACACCACGATTTAATAAATGCTTCACCATATCTATATTTACGTGTTTTCCTGTAACAGCACTATTGTATGATGATTTAATTATATAATCCTTTAAAACGTGTTTGTTATATTCTCTTTCTGATATGAAAAAATGACCTGGAGGTAGTGATACAATTTGTGTTGGTTCATTTCCTTCTGTTAAACTTTCATATTCACTTTCAGGAGTTCCACTGCCAAATCCTTCTATTGTATTACATTTACATTCATTATTCTTACATCGATTATTTGATTGTAAACATTTACGTTGTAATTTATTTATAATACGTGTAATCATATTACGTTTCCATATAAAACGATATATAACATATATTAAAATGCAAAATGTAATAAATAATAAAATACTCTGGATGTTATTCATATTTGATATATATATAAATTATAATATATTATCCACTAACTAATATAATAGTAATTATATATAAAATTATAATATAATGGCAGGTGGATTACTAAACATAGCCGCTGTAGGACAAGCAAATATATTTTTAACAGGGAATCCTAGCAAAACATTTTTTAAAGTAACGTATTGTAAATATAGTAATTTTGGTCTTCAAAAATTTCGTATTGATTATGATGGTTTAAGAGAGTTAAGATTAACTGAACCTTCTACATTTCGATTTAAAATACCAAGACATGCTGAATTATTGATGGATACATATATAGTTGTTACTTTGCCAGATATATGGAGTCCTATACATCATCCATTACCAACACCAATTATAAGAGAAGAAGGACAAAATATAATACCAGATTTAGTGAATGGAAGTGATACGGGATGTCGTTGGGCTCCATACGATTTTAGATGGATTGAAAATATTGGTGCGTCAATGATACAAGAAATAGAAATAACATGTGGTTCATTAACTCTTCAAAAATACACAGGAGAATACTTATCAATGATAGTAGAACGTGATTTTACCAGTGAGAAGAAAGATTTATTTAACAAAATGACTGGTAATATACCAGAACTAAATGACCCAGCAAATTGTAATGGACGTGTTAATACATATCCATCTGCATTTTATACTCCACATACCGCTGGTGCTGAACCATCTATTCGTGGTCGTAACTTATACATACCTATAAATGCTTGGTTTACTTTGAATAGTTCTTGTGCGTTCCCACTAATAGCACTTCAATATAACGAACTCCATGTTAATGTTACATTTAGACCTATACAAGATTTATTTCAAGTAAGAGATGTATTTGATTCACAATATAATTTTCCTTATATAAGACCTAATTTCAACGAATCTCGTTTTCAAATGTATCGTTTTTTACAAACTCCCCCTTCAATTGAATTGACGGCAGATAATTATACTAATAAAATTTCTACTTGGAATGCTGACGTTCATTTGATTTCTACATATTGTTTCTTATCAAAAGAAGAAGCAGAATTATTTGCAAGAAAAGACCAAGTGTATTTAGTGAAAGATGTATTCGCCCATAAATTTGAAAACATAACCGGAACACGTAAATTAAAACTACAGTCTTCTTCAGGAATGGTTTCAAGTTGGATGTGGTATCTACAGAGAAATGATGTAAATATGCGTAACGAGTGGAACAATTATACAAACTGGCCTTATAGAACATTACCCAATGACATAGTTCCTTATAATAATACTAATATGCGCGGTGCGTTACCAAATGTAGACCCAATTGATATACGTGTTACTGGTTTATCAACAACTGGTAATTTTTCAGTAGAAAATAGAAAAGATATATTAGAAACTATGGGTATTGAATTAGACGGTGCTTATCGTGAAAATATTCTAACGCGTGGTATTTATGATTATATAGAAAAATATACACGAACTAAGGGTTCAGCAAAAGAAGGTATTTATTGTTATAATTTCTGTTTAGACACAAGTCCATTTGAATATCAACCTTCGGGAGCAATTAATTTGAGTAAATTTAAAAATATAGAATTAGAAATAACTACTTACGTGCCACCAATAGATGAAATAAATTCACGGTTTGATGTCATATGTGATGGTGAAGGAAATCCAATAGGTTTCCGTAAAGAAAATTGGAGATTATATGATTATAACTATAATTTGACTTTATATGAAGAACGCTATAATGTATTATCATTTATAAATGGTTCTTGCGGTATGTTATATGCTAGATAATTCTAATGCGGATTATATAGATTTTTTATACAATTGTATATTATAACTAATAATAGTATAATATATAAATGAAAGAACAAGTAAAAGGAAATAAAGTATTTAGTGATGTAAATAAGAAAAAGAATATACTTGATTTTGAAACGGAACATATGAAGAATAAAATAAAAAATGTGAAGAAAAAGAAAAAAATGATGAATATCAAAAACATAGAACCGCTTGTTAATATTCATGAAATGCCAGAAGAAGAAAATAACAACAAAAAACCAATAATAGAAGGTCTTAATTTAAATCCAATAGTATCATTTAAAGATGATGAATGGACTGACACAGACGATATATACGAAGGTGGTAAAAAGACACTTTATAAAGCAAGATCCTATGCTGAAATCATAGAAGATACATATAGAAAAATAAAAGATAAATATGACAACTTTATATATCATTTAACTAAGACTTTTTCTGGAGATACATTTAATGAATCTGATGTAAAACATGTTAAAAAATATTTTAATTGGATTTTATCAATAATTGTAGCATCAATTGCTGTATATAATTGGGCGTTTATTACATTTTTTCGATTTGAAAATGGTTCAAAAGTAAATGTATGGAAAACTCCTAGAAATTTTATTCATCATAATACTTTATTCAATCCGTTATTTTGGTTAATAGATAAATTTATAAATATACCTCTATTTTTTCCTGATTTTCTGATAGTTTTTACCACAAGTATTTTACCCGATTTTATAACCTCAAAAATAGATAAAAATGGTATGAGTAAGATTGTGTTAATATTGATATTTATGGCTATATTGGTTTCATTTACATTTTTAGCAAATAATTCTGGTGAACTGATTAAAAACATATTATTAGATATTGCGAAATTTGATTTTAGTGGTATACTTACAATCATTATTTATTTTGTTACTTTGATTATGTTCTTATTAACATTTATAGAATCAAATCCATTAGCATCTTTACTACCGGGAGGGGGTGGGCTTTGGTCATTATTCAAAGTTTTGAACCCTTATTTCTGGTTTGAAAAAATCATTATAGCATTGTATTTATTCTTCTTGGGTGTTCCGCTCGCAACTTGTTTATGTCTTACATTTATAATATCTTATACGTTCTTTTCTATACCCATTTTTAAAGGCGACCATAGCATACTAGAAATAAAAACATTGATTGATAAATTTTTTGATGAATACAAACCGAATGAACGAAGAGACACACCTTGTCAGCCACTATCCTTTTTCGAGAAAGTAATAAACTATATGGTAATGATTTTCAATTACATGTATGATAATTGTATTCAATTAGGATTTGTTATGGTGATGTTATACGCTTTAATTGATTCAGGAATAAATCTAAAAAGCAATACATTAAAATCAACAACTATGGTTTCTTCAGTAGCTGGTATAATGATAGTAGCAGCCTATACAATTATATCCATTATAAAAGGTGATAAAAACAACGAAACTTCAAACCCAACAACCAATGAAGAAACACCTACTACAACTACGAACCCTTTACACGCAATGGAAACTATAAAGGAAACAATAAAACCAGAAGATTTACAAGATACAGTAAAAAACATATCTGAAAAGTTAAATGTTGATGATAATAAGGAACTTCAAGATGGGTTAAAAAAGGGCGTGAATTTATTATCTAATTTACAAAAAATCGGAAAATAATTAACTCTTCAAATAATTTAAATAATTACATTGGTATTAATATAATTATTAACATGTTTGAAACTTTTATCAAATATTATGAAAATCTTGATATTATTATTAATAATAATGAAAATAACAATCAAGTAGCAGTTATAGTAGAACCAAGAAATCATGAATATCTTATTCCCATAATAAAACAAGTAATGAGTAAAATCGGTAATAAATGGAACTTACAGATTTTTGGGAGCAATATGAATGAAAAAACTGTAAAAGAAAAGATAAAAGGAAATTATAAATTTATAAATATGGAAATTAATGATTTAATTTCTCCTGCTGCATATAGCTTATTACTTCAAAGTTCTCAATTTTGGAATAACATAAAAGAGGAACATATTTTGATTTTTCAAACTGATTCCTTTATAATTAATATAAATAATGATTATAGAATACCAACTAAGTACCCTTACCTAGGTGCACGATACAGATTGCATGATAATAATGGAACACGACTTGATTTGGCTAATCCGATAATAGGTAATGACCCGATGTGTGGTGGATTTTCTTATAGAAGAAAATCAGCTATGATTGACTGTATAAATAATGTGACATATGATAATATTATACAATATAGAGCATCTAATAATTTACCTAATTACTTATTTATCAACGAATTTATTATACCGGAAGATGTCTTTTTTGAAAATGCATTAACCGTATTAGGATACCCTTCCCCTTCACATACAATTCAAGACGAACCATCAAAATTTTGTGTTAATTTCTTGCATAATATTTATGATATTCATCCATTAACCGCTTTCGGTATTCATCCATTTGATAGATTTAACAAAGAAATATTGGATTATATTTGTGGTGAATTATTAAAAAAGGACGCTATTGATTATTAAAATATATTAGTTTTGATTTATAAATATAAATAGTTAATAATATTATATTTATAAATTGAATGGGTAAAAACAAACCTAATAATAAAGAATATTTTGAAAAGTATCCTTTTGTGAGTATATGTACGCCTACTTTCAATCGACGCCCATTTATTGAAAATATGTTTACTTGTTTTCGTAATCAAGATTATCCAAAAGACAGAATAGAATGGATTATCGTAGATGATGGAACGGATAAAATCAAAGATTTAATTGTAGATTCTAATATTCCTCAAATCCGGTATTTTGAAGTTGAAAAAAAAATGTTTCTTGGTGAAAAGCGTAATTATATGCATAAATTCGTAAGAGGTTCTATAATTGTATATATGGATGATGATGATTATTATCCACCAAATCGTGTTTCACACGCGGTAGAACGTTTACAATCTGACCCTAATGCGTTATGTGCTGGTTCTAGTGAAATTTACGTATATTTTAAAGGAATGGATAAAATGATACAATGTGGACCATATGGTCCAAATCACGCAACCGCTGGAACATTTGCTTTTCGAACTAAATTGTTAGAACAAACAAGATATGAAGATGGTGCTGCACTTGCTGAAGAAAAAGCATTTTTAAAAGAATATACGATTCCGTTCGTTCAATTAGACCCTTTGAAGAGTATTCTTGTATTTTCCCACGAACATAATACATTTGATAAACGCAAAATGTTCGACCAGAAACAAGACCCACAGTTTTTCAAAGAGTCTTCCAAAACTGTCGATACTTTTATTCGAAATGAAAATGAAAAAGATATAAAAAAATTCTTTATGGAGGATATTGATGGTTTATTAGAAAAATATGACCCTGGAAAACCAGAAATGAAACCGGATGTTTTAAAACAGATTAAAGAAATTGAAGCAAAACGTGCTGAAATGATAAGACAAATGGAAGAACAACAAAAAATGAATGGACCTATTATGATGTCACAAAATGGCGGTCCACCAGTACAACTAAATAGCCAACAAATCGTTCAAATTATAGAACAACAGAAAAAACAAATACAAGAATTTACCAAAAGAAACGAGGAACAACAACGATTTATACAATTGTTACAACAAAAGGTCATTGATTTGAATAAAAATAATAAATCAAATCCTCCACCTTTACCCAATATTACTGATAATGAAACACTTATACAACAAATTAAAGCTCTTACACTAAGAAATGAAATGTTAGAAGAAAAACTTAGTCTTTGTCAGAGTGAAAATGAAAAATTAAAAACTGAAAATAATAAATCATAAATATTTTTTGCTAATTGGTGAAATTATTGTAATTTCATCAATTTAATCTGCCTCTTCAATATCATTATTTACTTGGTCCTTTTTTACACTCTTATCTATATATCTATATATGCGTTGTATATCTAATTTATTAATGTTATAATTTTCAAATATTTTTTCAATTTCGTTTATAGATTCAGCATATGATAGTTTATTGTCATTTTGTAATAACCGTATTTCTTGAAACATTGAAATCAAATCATATTTATCCAAGTCTAGTTCTTGACATAAATTGTAAATAAACACCATATTATTGTATTCTGTTGAATACTTTGTTAAAACCTTTGTAAAACGAACTTCACTTGGTTGAAATTTATCTTTATTTTCAGGAAAGTTATCGTGATATATTTTGTTATTATGAAAGGTCTTCATTAGAGAACTCATTTCATTAAATTGCCATATTTGATTCTGAAAAGTAATCCTATCAATATAATCAGCATAACACATTTTATTCAATATTTTTTCATATATTGGAACCGATTTACTCTTATCATACTTTTCTATCATATCAGCAATATTTTCATGCCATAATAATGCTACAATAGTCCTTTCTGTTTCATTCATAAAACGGTTATGGCTATTTAATGGAATATAATTATTTATCAAGGTTTGTGTAATGCGTTTAGAATCTTCATTGTTTGATTTTTGTTGAAAAATTAAAGATAGCGAGTCGTCTTCTAATAATTCCGGCTTCTTTTTATAAATATCATATATAAAATTCAATTTACGAACATCGCATTGTATATAATCCAAAAGTTTTTTTATTTTATTTGAATTATTCAAATCTGGGATAATATTTGTTAGTATTTGTTTTATTTGGGTTTGTGTAGGTAATTTTATTTCAAATGTATTACACACTTTCATTAGCTCACGAATTTTCTTATCTATACAATAATTTCCTATGCATATAATTGGATTCATTGTTGAATGTTCTAACTTTTGTTTTTTTGTCTTCTTTTGACGTATCAACTTAATTAATGCTGTTATACCTCCTTTATCGCCATTATTCATCCCATCTATTTCATCCATTACAATAGCTATTTTCTTCACTTTTTTTGTCATCATATCGAGAACATTTCTATTTGATATGTTATTACTAGTAATCGTATTGATTAATCCAGCATTACGTATATCACCCGCATCATATTTAATAACATCATAATTCATTTCTTTTAATAAATTCATAACAAATGTTGTTTTTCCAGAACCCGGAGAACCATAAATATATATTCCTTTTTTGTATGTTAACTCATTATACCTTTTATCAAAATCATTCAATATAGATTTTATTTCAGTTGATATATGCCCTCTTTCAAATATATTATTTAATTCAATATTATTAATGATATGTTCCATTTATAGTATTATTTATTATAATATACTATAAACCCATTTTTATAATTCATTTTATACGAATAATATTTTACAATTATAATATTATTCTAATTAAGCAAACGCACTGAAATCAGCTGTTCTGGGAATGAAGTTACTTTGTTTTTCGGGTAATGCTCCGTATCTTGTATAGTTATTATTTGTTCCGTAATACTGTCCTTGAGCTCCTCCAACTTGTTGATAAGCCATACGTCCACCTTGTCTTTGTTGTTGTTGCATTTGTTGTTGAGGTGTTAATACACTTACAGCACCACTTCCGGCATCACGAACTAATCCTGTAATACCACCTGCAATATTACCAACTAATCCAGTTGCTCCGCCTACAATTTCACGTCCAAGACCAACAGTTCCACCTACAATTTCACGTCCTAATCCAAGAGCACCACCTACGGTTTCTTTACCTAAGCCAACAGCACCGGTAGCAGCATCACGAGCAAGGTCAGTTACTTCTCCAACTGTTTCGGATATTACATTACCATTCTCATCTACTACTTGTTTTACTACTTCTTTCTTTGGTTCATCTTTAACCATAGACTTTCCGTCTTTGTCCTTTGTTCCACAACCACCATTTCCACCACAGTTGGTGCATGTTACATCATTAGGACACATAGGACATGAAGGACATACTGGAGGTACTATTTGTGTTTTTAAAATATAATCTTCTGATGTTGGTTCAGTGGTCTTTGTTTCTTCCTTTTTCTCTTCTGTCGCAGGTTCTGTTGCGGGTTCTGTTTTAGCATCACAAGCCGGTGTAGGCTTTTCGATTTTATCACAAGTATCCATTCCATACAAAGTAAATCTCTTTACATTTTTCAATACAAATGAATCCATAGTGCTTGATTCGAATCCACAAACAGCTACTACAGTTTTGTCAACGTTCTTAATATAAATAATTGTATTTTCACCTTGTCCGTCTAAAACACTCCAAGCTTTCAATTCTGCGAATTTTTCTTGGTTCTCATGTGTTTTATTTGAAGAGTATAATTCATTTACCTTTTCTTGAGATATGGTTTCACCACTACCATTATAGATATTGATGCTTCCAGTATTATGTTCTTTACGAACAATCAAGTGAGAAGTAGGAATATCATACAATACAAATTTGTCTACCTGATATAAATCGTGATCTCCATACTTTTCATCTTTTACATATTTATTATTATTATCATCTTGTGTGTTAATATAATTTGTCATTTCAACTGAATTTATATTTACAACTTGGTTCTTTTCTTTTGAGAAATGGAATACACCTCTCGCATTCATTTTTCCTTCAGAATTCTCATAAATTGCTAAATATGTTTCTGTTTTCCAAGGCATATAAAATACGGTTGTTTCAGGAGCGAATTCACTTACACTTACATAACTCCAGCAACCACAAGTAGTATCTATAGTATCATTTAAACTTTCTTGTGTAGGTTTCTTAACACATTCTGGTGTATTTTCAATGTCATAAATATAACTTTCGCCGCCATTGCGAGGAGTAATTAATAATTGTTTTAAAGTAGGTGTTTGGGAACCCATATTTTCATGTCCTTCATACATTGTAGTCATTGCTTCAGCAGTAGCATCAACAGGAGCAGTAGCAGGAGCAGTAGCAGTAGCAGTAGCAGTAGCATCAGCAGGAGCAGTAGCATCAGCAGGAGCAGTAGCAGCATCTAATTTACATTTATTACGCACACCCTCAATCCTATCTTTGGAGTAAGTAGGGTTTAAGACCTCCCTTGCAAAATGATCTATAATTAGATTTTCATTTAGAGTAATAAACTCTTTGTCTTCGGCTGACAATTTTGGTAGAATATTACTTATATCTTCTTTTAATTGTTGTTTTACTTGTTCTTCATCCATCCCTTCTGAATTACATATCAGTTCATCATATCCTTTTCTGGGAAAAACGTATTCTATCTGGAATTGGTTCCATCGGTCGTCAGAAAAAATCTTTCTTAGCTTCATTTGTAGCTCAGTTAATTCAGGTTGTTGTTCACCCTGAGACGTCCATTCAACTACTGCTTCTACAATATTGCCATTTTTCTTATCGAAGAAAATAGTCTCGGTTAATTGTGTCAAAGGTGAGTTCGGACAATATTCAGGTAATATAAATTCGCTAAACTGACCTTTATCATTAAACATGTTCTCAACACCTTCTACAAAGTATGAGTTCTTCATGTAAATTGATATTGCTAAAATAATCAAAATTATTAAAAATATCATTAGAGGTGTTAATTTGAAACTCTTCATTATATATAGACTATATAACGAAAAATATTTTGTGACGAAAAATTGAATAGAAACTTTATTTTTATAATTATTTAAACTAACAATGGAAACTCCTAGAAAAACACGGGTTAAAAAAGAAACACCATTATTAGAGCGGTTCTACACTGATAATGATGAATTGTATGAAATATCTATGGATGAAGCAGGTCGTGGTTGTATGTTTGGACGTGTATATATTGCATCTGTAGTTCTTCCTAAAAATCCAGAATTGTTTTCTGGTGTCAATATTAAAGATAGTAAAAAATTCTCATCAAAAACAAAATTACGTGAAGCTGCTGAATATATCAAACAAAATGCTCTAGTATGGCATATTGAATATGCTGATGCGAATGAAATTGATGATAAAAATATATTAATGTGTGTTATGGAAGGTATGCATAAATGTATTCGCAATTCTATAACAAAAGTAAATGAAGTCACAAATATTCAACATAATACATCAAAGTTTATGGCAATAGTAGATGGTAATTACTTCAAACCATATTGTCACTTTGATTCTAGTACTAATGATTATCAACAAATTCCACACGTTACAGTAGAACAAGGAGATGGTAAATATATGGCAATTGCAGCCGCAAGTATATTAGCAAAGACTGCTCGTGATGATTATGTATTAGAAATGTGTGAAAAATATCCAATTTTATCAGAAAAATACGGTCTTGATAAAAATGTAGGTTACGGAACCAAAGCACATATGTCTGGTATTAAAGAACATGGTATTACACAATGGCATAGACGTAGTTTTGGTTGTTGTAAGACAGCTACGGTTACAGAAATTGAATAAAATTATTACATAAACAATTTATCAATATTTTCTTTTGCTATTTCCATATAATTTGTAGTTCTATCCATAGTGCTATAGCCAATTATAAAATTATTCGTTTTTTCATTAAAAACAAAACCAAGTGTATATTCAATGCGATTCTTTTCAAAAGTAAATGGAATGCTATAACGTTTTATTTTAAAGGTATCTATGTCTAATACAACAAACATATGATAATAATACCTTAACGATTCGTGACTTACATAATGTGTAATAAACCATATTTCATTATTAATAGTAACCCCATTTGTTGAACCTCGCATGAGTTTACATATGACTGGTGTATCAATGGTATTTGTAGTAAAAAATGTGGTTTTGTCATTTTCATCTAACATATATTCGCCTATTGTTAAAGGATACCATTTATATATTACTTTAACACGTTCCGATACCGTATTGAATAGCACCCAATTCTTTTCTACATTCTGTAAATCATCTTTATAAACTAATGATGAATCCGTATTTTGTGACTTAATATCAATAGTTCCAGTTTCAATCATTATCTTTCCATATGATAGTCCTCGATTAGCATTAAAACATATTCCTAATTTATTTGTTAATAAACGCACGTCTTCAAGTCCAACATATAATCCATCGTATTGATTATTATATTTTAATTCGTATCTTGATTCTTCTTCCCATATTTCATTTGATACATTATATACTCGAATAATGTTCTTGGTAATAATTGTGCTATTCGAAGTAAATGAATTATCACTGTTCTTGTATTTATAACTTCCATCCTTATCTATAAAGTAATTAACAAGTCTCGTATTCGTGTATAACTTATTATTTGTTTTATTATAACATATAGTAGGTGTAGAAGAATACAATTCAGGATAGTCTTTTGTAAAGGAGGTGTCTGATAGAAGTTGTATATTTTGACTATTCGGTAATTTGAAATCGATCAATGATTTAACATAGAATTTATAATTGGATAAAGTATTATTTAAAGCTTTATTATCAAGTGGATAATTGAGAACATTCATAAAAACCTTATTCATATCAATATTATGTTGATTGCTATAGTATCCTGCTATCGAAAATTCATAATCTAATTTATAATCATAAACATCCTTTTTGAAAAATAACTGGTCTCCTTGGTTTATATTTTTTGAACTCTTTTTAGCCATATTATAAAAAACATCAACCAAATTATTATTACCAATACATCTATAGTAATTTATAATTTCATAAATATTTTCTATTCGCTCTGGTAAATAATTATATCCTTGTAACCAATACCCTATTGCTGATTCCATATTATTTAGATGTTTATAGCATAATCCAATATTGTAATAAGAATACCATATTTCTTGTTTCCACCCACCCAACAAAATCCTCTTTTTATAAGTCTCAATAGCTAACTCATATTGATTTGAATCTTTATAACTATTTGCCAAATAAAATGTATATCTATCATTATCTGGATTATCAACAAGTCCCTGTTTTAGAAGACGAATATCACGTATGAATTTGTCGTGTTTAGCACCACCATCACCAATATCCTTAATAAAGATTATGTTCTTGGGAATAGTTATTATATTTATATTATTCGGGGTTTGAATATATTCATGCGTTACGCCCCAATAGGAAAACCTACCATTATTTTTAACAATACGAATATTTTTATAATGGAATTTATCGTTTCCTTGTAATAAATAATAAGCATCCCCTGTCATTGAATTTTTAAAATCTAGAATTGAATTATTTGCTTTAATATCAATTGTCATATCTGCGTCTAGAAATAATACATAATCTACATCTTCCATAGTAGAACATTGTTGTAAAGCATAATTTCTATTATACCCAAAATCACGAAACGGTTCTTCTACAATCTTACCAGAAATGTTTTTATTATTAAAATAATTACGAATAATATCAATAGTATTGTCTGTGCTGCCCGTATCACATATACAATAAGTGTCGATTAAAGATATTACTGAATTCAGTAACCTTTCTATAATCTTACTTTCATTTTTCACAATCATATTTAGACATATTTTAGGCATTATTTGAAATGTATAATACAAGTTCTCAATATATATTTATATTTCTTTTACTCTTAGTATTTTTTCCACTTATATAATAACTAACTGTTATATAATGTCTTTTACAAGATTTCACGATGACCCAAATAGAATTAAAAAACAAATTGACGAAAGTAGTTTTGCGGGAAGATATATGTTAAACGTTCCGGGACCTGGTGACAAATTACCATTTTTTGAAGATACACAAGTTAGATTGCAAAAGTGGGGTGCTAATTTACATAAAAATACTGTCGGATTAGAAAGCGATTTACGTGGTCTAACACGGAAACTGAATCGTGATTTACCCGAACATAACAATTATGAAAAAAGATCTACATATGGTGCACCTAATTATTATCATTCTCAACAACCTTTTGTTGAAGAAAGTAGAGCTAGTCATCCTGCTTGGATGTATAAAGATTTAGAACAAACACGTTGGGAAACACCTCTATTAAATCCATTAAATGGTTTAGAAAAAGGGTTTCACGAAAATATCCAAACACGTATTTTAGAAAAAGATAATCATGTTACAAAAATGCCTATAGTTAATGGTATGAATCAAAGTAACTATTATTTAACCGGCAATTCCATCTGTATTTTAGGTAATGAAGATAGTTGTCCCGGAACTTTATATTCCAAAAGAATTAATTAGATAAATCAAAGTAAAGAATATTATGTAAAAGTAATATATTTATATAATATAAAATGGAAGTAGCAATCCCACTATTCGCCTTATCTGGGTTATATTTAATGAATAATCAAAATAAAAAAAAGGATGAGACAGAACAATTTACTAATCAAACCAAACTACCAAATACAAATGTAATAGATGAAAATTATCCTGTTGACCCTAATGAAAATGAAAAAACCTCTGACCTATCTGTAAATAATCGTTATGATAATGGTGGAGGAGCATACACCGATAAATATTTCAATAGACAAACAACAACTGATAATGGAACGGAATATATGTCATTAAGTGGTAATAAAGTCGGTAGTGATTATTTCGAACATAACAATATGGTTCCCTTTTTTGGTGGTAATTTAAAAACCAGCAGTCTTCGTGAATCCGCAAACGAAAGTATTTTAGACAATACTACTGGCGCTGGTTCTCAAAGTATTAAGAAGCAAGAACAATCTCCTTTATTTTCACCCGGTGAAAATTTACAATGGGCGCATGGTATGCCTAACCAAAGTGATTTTATCAAATCAAGAATAAATCCTAGCATGAAAATGTCTAATGTTACACCTTTCCAACAAGAATCGGTTGCTCCTGGTTTAGGTTTAGGATATACAACTGAAGGTTCTGGTGGGTTCAACTCTGGTATGGAACAAAGAGATTTATGGAAACCCAAAACTGCTGATGAATTACGTGTTGATAGCAAGCCCAAGTCTTCAGGACATATGTTATACGGTCACGAAGGTCCTGCCGATAGTCATATTAAGAATATCGCAACCAGAGAACAAATGGGTATTATGGAAAAACATCGCCCAGAACGTGCTTTCGAGCTAGACCAAAGAAATGTTGAAGGATTTACTGATGGTGGTCGTGATATTGGTCGCTTATTTACAACCGGTGGTGTAGAAAAAGGACAAACAATGCGTGCTATACCTGTTGCTAAAAACGTTTCACGTCCAGATACTGCGGTTTCATACACCGGTGCTGCTGGATATCAAAATGATGGAACCTATGTTCCTGGTGAATATATGGAATCTAGAAACCAACAATTGGGAGCACCTCAATTTGGTGCTGCTAATGCGGAAGGTAAATATTTACCAACTGAAGCAGATTATGGAATTAAATCCAAAAAAGCATATCCTAACAATAGAACTGCTAATAAACAAGATAGTTATTTTGGTCTTGTTAGTGGTAGTTTAGGTGCTGCTGTTGCACCATTAATGGATATATTGCGTCCATCCAGAAAGGAAAATGTAATTGGAACATTACGTCCTTACCAAAATCCTGGCACCAATGTTCCACAATCTTATATTTTTAATCCCAATGACAAATTATCTACAACTATGCGTGAAACTACCGAAAATTCCAAAAATCATCTTAATATAAATGCTAACCAACATGGTGGTGCTTATAAAAATACCGAACATCAAGTAGCTTACACTACACGTAACGAAACCGGTGATTTTTACTATGGTGGTGTAGCTGGTGCTGGAGATGGAACTAGACAGCCATCATCCTATGAATCTGGATATAACCAACGTAATAATGATATTAAGTCAAGCACCATCCAAGGTTATATGGTAAAAGGTAACATGTCATTAATGAATTCTGATGTAAATGTTCGTCAAGTAGCACGTGATGAAAAACTAAAGAATTCGAGACCTGTTACTGCTACTATGCCTTATAGATCACCAGAAGTATCTAGTATGGGAAGTTTATCTGGTAATGATAGAGGACTTTACTCTAATATCCAAACTGATAGAACCAATCCTGAATTCTTAAATAATTTACAATCGAATCCTTACGTTTTAGATCACAGAAAAGGACTTTAAATTTGTAAATATTTCCATAGATAATATTTACAAATGACTATGCCGGATAAGAATAATATAATATCAGACCAGTAATGTTCTCACTATTTATATTTATTTTGTATTGTTCTACTTGGTTGTCTTCAGTGCTTGATTGTTTTTCTACATTACCTATAACATTATTATTTTCGTCATATACATTACCGGTTGCCATAATATTAATAGAACGGTTACCTACATTTAAACCTCCTATCATACACATATCACTATCTATTTTATAACAAGAATCACCAAATACTTCTTTGTTATATCCAAAAACACTTCTCGAAATATTTTCTGTATATTTTGATAATGTATCTTTATTTAATATTGTATTCATATTACCTTCTGGTTTTGGTTTGTTGTCGTTTAGAAAGTTATCATTCCATAAATTCAATTGAACCTCGTTGGATGTTAAATCGCTTTTAAGTGTTAATGTAAAATTAGATGGAAATGTATCATTCGTTTCAGGTGTTATGATTACAAAATTATTATTTGGTTTTGCTTTATCTAATGCAAGTGTTTTTGATTGATCTTTTGCATTATTTTTTAATATATATTTATTATTTGTATTTACGGTTACATCTCTTTTTTCGATCTCTTCTTTTTTCTCCTTATATATATTTGCTAATGAATGATTTCGTGGTATATATTCATAAAATGTATTTACGCTTGATTTTTTATCAGGATGATTTACGGATACACTTGCTATATTATAAATAGGCTCTTCTATAATACCAATTGCTGATGGATCTACATCTAACATATATACATCTTTTTCAGTTTGACTTAGTAATTTTTTATCAATTAATATTGGTTTATAATTTATTACTCTAGGTACAGTTGGACCTACCGTTGTTCCCGCAATACTTGGTGCTTTTATTTCTGGTACATTATAATTTATTGATTTTAAGTTATCATTATTATTTTGTATTGTAATGCCTAATGTAATATCCCTCATATCTGGGGGAGACGAAGGTGGTTTTGCCAATTCTTGTTTCTTTTTATTCATTTCTTGTTCGGCTTCTTTTGATATTTCTTCAGCAGTTTTACATCCTTTCGGGTCTCCACAAGTACCAGCAGCTGATACTAAATCATCTACATTTTCAAAATTTTCATATGATGTATTATAAAAATACCATAATGTTATTCCAATACCTAATAATATGATAAATAAATTGATATTATTCTTATTTATAAATTTCATCTTCTTATATACTATAATGATTAAAATATAGTCTAATCATTATAATTTGGGAATTAAACTTCAGTAGGATAACCAATATATATCAACATTCCGGTTATTTCGTCAGCATTCTCTATATTTATTGTGATTGTTTCCATAGATATGTTGGGTTGTATATCACTTTTGGATACACTTCCTATTTTTTTACCATTGTTATCAAATATATCTCCAGATTGAATTACATTTATAACCTTATTACCTAAGTCCATATTATTCATTACTAAAGATTTATTTATGGTTATGTCGTTACAATTTACACCAAATGTGATTTGATTATATGTAAATTCATAATCTTCTTTACATAAATAACTTTCTAAATTATGAGGTCCTATTATTGTATTCGCATTTCCTTTTGGTCTGGCTAAAGATTTATTTATATCATTATCACCCCATAAATTAAATATTTTTTCGTTTTTTGTTACATTGTTCTCTAATTTTATTTGGAAATTGCTTGGAAAATTTTTTGTAGTCTTGGGATAAATTGCTATGAAACTATTTGTCTTTTGTAAATCTATTTTACTATTCTCTTTTAATAATTCCTCTCTTGAAACGGTTGTATTTATAGATGATAGATTAATAGTTTTTGGTAAGTTCTCTTGAAATTGAATAATACCTGGGTCAACCTTGCTATTATCTGATGAAAAAGAACGGATATTATATTCTAATTCCGATGGAATACCATTACCTATACTTGATTTATCTTTTAAATCTTCCACTGTTATGTTATTACTATCTGATTTTAATGTAACTACTATCATTGTACTATCATCTTGATTCGTTATTCCTTCATAAGTATTTAAATATTTTGTTTTTATAAAATATCCTATTAATACCAGTGTTATAATTACTATTAATATTAATAATATACTCAGTATTAGTGTTTTGTTTTCTTTCATTTTTCTTATACATTATTCAAAGAAAGTATTTTACATATTTATGATAAAATTGAAATAGAAGTAAACTAATAAATAATATTTATATTTTAAGATGAGTAACACTTATGATAGAGCAGTCTCTAAGTTTTTCCAAAGACAATTGTATTATGGAGCATATAATATTTTGACATCTAAGTATGGAAGAACAAATATTGGAGAGCAAATCATAGAATTGTTGAAAAATGAATACAGTAAAGATAATCCAAATGATGATGAAATAGAAATGAAAATGTTTATCAAAATAATTGAAATACAAGATAAAAAAGCTGAAGAGGAAAGAGAGAAAGAAAAAGAAAATGATACAGAAACGCTTGAACCACCTGTGTTGTTGACCTCAGAACCATCCGGTGATTATTGAATAAAAATAGGAGTTTGAAATGTAAAACGGCGATTTTGAAACAAGTATAATGAAAATATATATAAATAGTTTATTATGTATTATTTATAGTAATGGATAAAATAAACTATTTATATAATGCTATTGTTAAACATTTAAATAATAAATGGATATGCCATGTTCTTTATGAACTTTGTATGCTTTAGGAGTTCTTTTATAACCAGTAATTTCTCCATCTTTTTTATATTTATTAACCCAACGCATTAAACTTCTTGGAGAACATTTGAAAATCTTACAAATTTCTTCTTGTGTTTTATCTTCAACTAAATAATAATGAACTGCTGTTAATTTATAATCGCTACTTTTATGTTTTGGCATAATTACTATATAATATATAAAGTATAGTAATTAAAATTAATTTATTGAATGAATAATTAATGCTACATTTTCGTGATAATAACCAGACATACCAGTAGGAGTTCCATTCATTCCAATCCACTCATAATCTACTTTATTTTCTGTAATAAATTCATAAAATGCTTTGAGTTCTCCTGTATCTCCATCAAACCCAGGATAATTTACTAATTCGTCAAATACAATAATACAATCTTTATCAATATAATCCTTTAAATTATTGAAAATACATTTTGTAGAACTATATAAGTCGGCATCCATATGAATGAAAGAAACTTTTTTATTTTGATTTTTTATAAAATTAGGTAATGTATCATCAAACCATCCTTTAATTAATTCTACGTTTTTATTTACTTCCGGTAAATTACCATTTCTATTAAATGCACCTTTCTCAAAACCATCCCTCCATTTTTCAGGCAATCCTTCAAAACTATCAAATCCATAAACTTTATCATTTGTAAATTTAGAAATATAATTAATGGTTCTTCCACCTGCTACTCCAAATTCTAACCATAATGTATTAGGTTTATGTTGTAATTTTAAATTTTCAAATACATATTTAAGTGGATATGTATTAATATTCGGAATATTTTGAATTATACCTAACATTATTATAATATAATATTATTTTTTTAAATACATATTTTTAAATATAAATTATTACACCTATTATAAAATCGGCATTTGAAATAAGAAAAAGGTGTAAAATGGGACAAAATATAATAAAAAGATATAAATATTTTTTCTTATATATAGTATCGTAATGGATGATAAAGCACTAATAAAGGAACTTTTGGAAAAAAATGCAAAATTGGAAGAGGAATTACTTGCTACCAAAGAACACCTCAAAAAATACACCGCACCCGCAAGCAGAAAAGAGTATTATGAAAAGAATAAAGAAGCTATAAAGGAAAGAAATAATAATTATAAGAAAAATACTGGTTATAAACCAACACCAGAACAAAAGAAAGAATATAATAGACAAGCCTATTTAAAAAGGAAGGAAAAACTTCAAAAGGAACAAATCGAAAATATTTAGGAATAAGTATATTTTTTGTAATATCTACTTAAAGATAAAATACTTTGTAAATATATAGATGGGTTATATTTACAAAATCAAAAACAAGATCGATAATAAAATATATATCGGACAAACCACACAGGACTTAGAAACAAGATGGAAAGGTCACCGAAAAAATAGCAGTAATTGTAGATATTTGAAATCGGCTTTAAAAAAATATGGTGTTGAGAACTTTGATTTTCAGTTAGTATGTATAACATTTGATAATCAATTAGATGATATGGAAATAAAATATATCGAACAATATAATTGTTTGGTGCCAAATGGTTATAATATACGATTGGGGGGAAATTCTGGAAAACATCACGAAGATACTAAACGCAAAATAGCTGAAACTTTGAAAACAAAACATAAAAACGGACTTATTCCATTAATGCCACATTTAACAAATCAACCTAATGAAGTAACTAAAAAAAAAATAAGTGAAACATTAAAAGGATGTAAAAAAACACAAGATTCTATAGATAAAGGAAATATAACTAAAATAAATCAAAGAAACATGAAAATCATACAATATGATATTCATGGAAATAGATTAAAGTCATTTGATACTTGTAAGGAAGCAGCTGAATATATAGGTGTAGCATCTTCTTCTATCACTCGTTGTTGTATTGGTAAGTATAAAACTTCCAAAGGATATGTTTGGAAATATGAAAGTATTACATCAAAAAATATGAAGATTATACAATATGATATTCAAGGAAATAGATTAAATACATTTAATAGTTTAAAAGAAGCATCTGAATATATAGGTATAACACGTTCTTGTATAGGTCACTGTTGCAATGGGCGTATCAGAACATCAAAAGGATACGTTTGGAAATATGAAAGTATTTTATAATAATCTGAAATAATCAATCAAATTATTATAATTAGCAACGAGTGGTTTCGATCCACCGACCTTTGGGTTATGGGCCCAACACTCTGCCTCTGAGCTACGTTGCTGTTAGATAAGCTCTTACCCGGATTCGAACCGGGGTTTGTTGAGTTTTGTACGTGTAAACATAATTTATGTAAAATGTATTTCAAAGTCAACAGTGATAACCACTACACTATAAGAGCATATATATACCCCTGCCGGTACCACAATATTTTTAATTGGGGAAATATTGAAACCCATTATGCTGCACGGTGTGGGGTTCGAACCCACGCACTTACGTACCAGGTCTTAAGTCTGGCTCCTTAGACCACTCGGACAACCGTGCTGTAAACATTTTAAAGACATATTTAGGTCTGTAGCCCCCAGAGAGGATTGAACTCTCGACCTTGTGCTAAAAAGGACCTATATATGGTCTTACTAAGCACACGCTCTAACCACTGAGCTATAGGGGCTGGCGACAGTTGCAGGACTCGAACCTACGCGTGAATATTCACAAATGATTTCTAGTCATTCTCCTTAACCACTCGGACAAACTGCCATATTGGAAGAGCGAGGTATCGATCCCCGTTCTCACGCATGCTAAGCGTGCGCTCTACCATTTGAGCTACACTCCCAAAAATTAATAGAACTATAAAAGCTCCCTGCGTGATTCGAACACGCGACCACTACCTACCTTTAACGGGTATTAAAACCATACAAGGGTAGCGCTCTACCCCTGAGCTAAAGGAGCTCATAAACAAACTACATAAAACATACACTATACACACTATATACACATAGTATTATTGCGTTGTCTCTTTATATCATTTATAATTAATTTGTAAAAATATTAAAGTTTACTTATAATATATATTATTATGCCTTTATCAAAATTAACAAACGCTCACTGTCTAATTCCAGGTAAAAAATATTATATAGATGTATTTTGGAATATAAATAATAATTTGCGAGAAGTGTCTGGCTATTCTACGGTTGGTACTTTCGTAGAAAATAATTATGTTAGAGGACGAACACATTCATATGATAGTGGATTACAGGTCTTATTATCCCGTTCTAGAATAGAAAGCACATTCAACATAAATGGTATAAATAAAACTGTTAGTTCAGCCAATAATTTTTATGAAATATTAACACCACCTGAAGATAAAATAGCACAATCGTCTTATCTTTTTACATTACCACTTCACAATGATATAAAAAAATATATAACAAAATATATAGATTATCTTTTAGATAAACGATATAAACCGAAATTTATAACAAATAATAATTAGATATTTCTTAGTAAATATGAATTTTCTTGATTGCTTGCTATCCGCTATGGGTATGAAACGTGTTTCAAATAATGATCTTGAGGATAAACCAATATTAGAAGTCAATATAGAAGAAGAATCCGCACGTATTGATGATGAAAAGAAGGCTGCAGAAGATGCGGAACTTGTTCGTATTGAGGCTGAAAAGAAGGCTGCAGAAGAAGCCGAGATGGCACGCATTGAGGCTGAAAAGAAGGCTGCAGAAGAAGCCGAGATGGCACGTATTGAGGCTGAAAAGAAGGCAGCCGAAGAAGCCGAGCTGGAACGACTTGAAGCTGAAAAGAAGGCTGCCGAAGAAGCCGAGATGGCACGTATTGAGGCTGAAAAGAAGGCAGTCGAAGAAGCCGAGCTGGCACGCATTGAAGCTGAAAAGAAGGCAGCAGAAGAAGCCGAAGCGGCACGCATTGAAGCTGAAAAGAAGGCAGCAGAAGAAGCCGAAGCGGCACGCATTGAAGCTGAAAAGAAGGCAGCAGAAGAAGCCGAAGCGGCAC